GCATAGAAGTGTGCAGAGAATATTATAATAACTTGATCAATGGATAAATTAACACACAAAGAACGAAAAGACATACCTGTATTTACAGGGTTCCTTAACTACTTTCCCGATGCGATTCGGGAGGTAGCAAAGGCCTCAAGGATAGCAAACGACCAACACAATCCGAACACTCCTGTACATTGGGATAGGTCAAAGAGTGGCGACGAGTTGGATGCACTATCTAGACACTTGTTAGAATGTGGTACAATGGATGACGACGGTATCTTACACTCTACAAAGGTTGCATGGAGGGCATTAGCGAACTTACAGAAGGAACTAGAGTCTAGGGGCGAGGCATTGTTATCTAAGTATAACTACGTAGAAGATAAAATAAAATAAAATTTTTTCACTTTTTACTTGTGGGCAACTAGAAAAGAACTATATTTGTATCAACAAACAACGAAAAATAACACACAATGAAAAATTTAAAATTCAGAATTAACAGAACTAAAAAACAAAGAGAAAACTTAACTCCTCCTAAGACAATGGTGTTAAAAGTATTACAAGACAAAGTTAACATATGTGGCGAGTTAGTTTGTTTAGTCTCTTGTGAAGATAAGTTTTATCAACTAAGACAACAAAATATAAACGAGTTCGGGCTTAAAAAGATAATAGATGTAGACCAAGTAAAAGATATCAGAGATATAGATGTTATGAATATGACAAACACAACTAAAAATGGTACAATTTCAAACTACTTTTCAATAGAAACGATAGAACTTTAAAACACAAAACAATGAACAAAATTATCACAACCCTAGCAATCTTACTAAGCACTACATTATATGCTCAGTTAGATATTACCAATGACTTCGAGTCTTGGACTTTTACAAATACAGCGGGTCTAGAACCATACGGTGCTATCACAACTACACTAGCGGGAGGTCATCCATACGCTAACGATGACACCACTCTAATGGTTTCACCTTTATATGAAGTAGCGGGAGACCTAGAAATAGACTTCAAGGTTAACGGATTCATAGAGAGAAACCAAGACTATATGAAGTTTCAATACAATCTTGGAGGTGGATGGATTACTCTCAAGTCAATGACGGGTAACAAGAACTACAAGAACTACAGTCTATTCTTAGAAGCGGTTGAGGGCATGATTCAATTTAGGTTCGCTTTGATTACTGACCATTCGGTAAATACATACGGTAAGCATAGACCTAACTCGTGTTCATTCATAAACCTAATGTACTACGATGTATCTTATTGGTCGCTATGGAGTGACAACGCTCTACCTGTAGAGTTCGGTGGTCAAGAATCAGATTGCAACACTATAAAGTGGTGGACTCACTCAGAGAACAATTCTTTTATATATCTAGTAAGATACTCTGAAGATGGATTAGAGTGGGAGAATATGGGCGAGGAGGTATATGCCGTAGGTTGGTCTAACACTATAAGCAGATATGAGATAGAGAATACTAAAGGTGGTGGATTCTACTATATATTTCAATTAGACATAGATGGAGAGAACGAAGTGTTTGGGCCGTACGAAATAGACTGTAACTTATCTGTAGACCCTTTACATAATAGCAAAACAATAGAGGGTTACTATAACACTATGGGACAGAAGATAACGCCCGACACTAAAGGTCTAAAGATTGTCAGATATACAGACGGAACTACTAAAACAATATACTAATGTTCAACAACAAACTACAAACAAGAACCAAAGACTATTACAATAAGCGTAACGAATTTAAGAAGTTAGTAATAGCGGTAAAGCAGAAACAAGAAAGAATAGTAAAAGAACAAAAACAATTAACATCATGAGTCACTTAGAAATATCAGTAAGTCAAGAAGAAAAAGGTATATTTTATGTTCGTCTTTGGAATGAGAAAAGTCAGAAATATGTTCTATCTCAAAAATGTTGTAATGAAAAAGCAAAAGACCTGTTCATTGAATTTATTAAACAGAATTGGAACTTAAATACATTTTTTATTAAAGCATTGTAAAAGAATAGCACAAACAAGAACGAATAGCAAACGAACAAAAACAAATAACAAATGTCACAACAAAATAGAATTTTAAAGCATTGTCAAAGAATAGCACAAACACTAGGATTAACAGAGAACACACAAGGAGATGTTCACAAAGCGGGTGCGATACTCTTAGACATAATGAAAGACCTAGATACTCTCAGAGAGATTAGACAGGCACAAACAGAAAACCCTAACGATGCAGATTTAGGTAAAGAGGTAAAACTTCTTTTAAACAAGTAATCAATTAATAACAAATAAATCAAACAGAATGAGTCAATTCGAAACAAAAGACAATAGCGGTGCGCTATTCATGAACAACAAAAAAGCAGAGAACCACCCCGACTTTAAGGGCAAGTGCAGAGTTAACGGTGTAGATATGGAAATTGCAGTATGGCAAAAGACTTCTGCCAAAGGTACTGAGTACATGAGCCTATCATTTTCAGAGCCGTGGGTAAATCCTAACGCAGAGGTTGAACAACCAAAGCAAGGATTGAAAGACCTACCAAGTAACGAGGTCGAGTCTAACGACTTACCATTTTAATCTAGGTCAATGAGTTGGATTACTAAAGTAGCACAACATCACGACGAGTATGTGTCAACTGTGAAGGGGTTTGGAGAGGACTTCTTCGCAGAGGACATAGTACAAGAATCATACATCAAGATTATTAAATACTGTAGAGAAGAACAGTTAGTCAAAGATGGCGAAGTTAGAAAAGCATATATGTATTTCGTGTTAAGAAATATGTTTCTAGACTTCAAGAAACAAAAGAACAACAAGAACAAAGTAAGTACAGAAGTTCTTAACTATCTAGGCGAGGGCATAAGTAATGACCTTGAAGAGATACAGAGAGCAGATGCACTAAATAAAATCTTTGATAAGGTAGATACAGTTGTTAAAGATTTACATTGGTACGATGAGTTATTATTTAAACTCTACAGAGATACAGGTAAATCTATGAGAACCTTAAGTAAAGAGACAGGTATATCAACCTCTAGCATATTTACAACGTTAAAGAAGTGTAAGGATGCAATAAGGGAAGAAGTGTCTGAGGATTACCAGGACTACCTAAACGAAGAATACGAATTAATATGATAGTAGAAGCGGACGAGAATATTTCTTATGAGTACCTAACGAACATAAGAAAACTCGGAAATAAAACCGAGGCATACAGAACAGAGGTCGAAGACTTATCCTCTCCGCTTTATGCTTATCACACATTAAGTCAAACAGAAAAAGATATTTATAATGGCAAAACAAATAGTAAGCGGTAAATTAGAAACCGTAAAGAAGAAAAGAAAAGGTGTTCATAGTAAGAACGCGAGTAAGAATCAAAACGCCTATAAGAAGCCGAGTAGGGGTCAAGGATAAAAAATAAGAAGATGAGTAAGAAAATAGACAAGCGTACCAAAGAGTACAAAGAGATGATGAAAGCCAAAGAGTCTGAGGGACTCGGAGATACAGTAGAGAAAGTTCTAGAGGCTACAGGTGTAGCAAAGGTAGCCAAGTTTCTTCTAGGAGAAGATTGCGGGTGCGAGGAGCGTAAAGCCAAATTGAACAAGATGTTTCCGTACTATAAGCCGTTGTGCTTAGAAGAGGATGAATATAACTTCCTAACCGAGTTCTTTGCAAAGGGAACTAAGCAGGTTAAGATACAAGACCAAAGAGATATGTTAAAGATTTACAACAGAGTCTTTAGGTTGAAAGTACCTAGAACCACAACAGATTGTTCTAGTTGTGTGAGAGAGATGGTTGGTAACCTTAAGAGGTTATATAAAGAGTACGAAGATTAAGATAAGGAGTAAGAAGAGAGAGAGCCATTCGAGAGAGTGGCTTTTTTTGTGCCTAACATTTTCAAGGGTTCGGAGTTATGTATATAATCAATAGTTGATTTATATTGAAATGGATAAGAGAAAGAACAACGGAGGAAACTCCACAAAGGCGAAAGGGGCCGATAAGAGAAAGAATAAGTACAGAGATGCACTAGAACAAGCGAACAGTGTAGAAGATGTCGTAGAAGTCCTTAAAATGGTTAAGACTAAAGCGGTCGAGAAACAAGACATTCAAGCGGGTAAATTATTCTTAGAGTATTATCTAGGTAAACCCGAAACTCAGATAGATATCAAATCTACCGAGGGTGTTAATATAGACTTTAAAGAACTGTTTAAGTTTAAGAAGTGATAGAACTAAATAAGAAGTATGAACTACTAGGAGGCGATACTCGTTACTTTGTTGTGACGGGTGGTCGTGGTTCGGGTAAGTCTTATTCTGTTAACTCCCTGCTAGTAGCGTTAACTTATGAGCGTGGTCACGTTATATTATTTACACGTTATACAATGGCCTCTGCGCATATATCTATCATTCCCGAGTTCATAGAGAAGTTAGAAGAACTTGATAGAGTAGAGGACTTTCATATCACTAAGGATGAGATTACAAACCTACACACAGGTAGTAAGATTATATTCAAGGGTATTAAGACCTCATCGGGAGACCAAACTGCAAACCTAAAGAGTTTACAAGGTGTTACTACTTGGGTGCTAGATGAAGCAGAAGAGTTAGTACACGAAGATATATTCGATAAGATAGACTTATCTATTAGAGCAAAGCATAAAGACAACAGAGTCATTCTAATATTGAACCCTACTACTAAAGAGCATTTTATATACCAAAGGTTCTTTGAGGGTAGAGGTGTTGAAGGTGGTAGCAATACAGTTAAGGAAGATGTTACATACATACACACAACTTATGAAGACAACATAGAGAACCTGTCAGATAGTTTTCTAAAGCAAATAGAGACCACTAGAGAGCGTAGACCCGAACGATATAAACATCAGATACTCGGAGGATGGTTAGAGAAGGCGGAGGGCGTTATATTCACTAATTGGAAACTAGGTAAGTTCAGAGAGGTTACGCCATCAGTATTCGGACAAGATTATGGGTTCTCGAATGACCCTACAACTTTAGTGCAGACATCTATAGATAGAGACACTAAGACAATCTATATTAAACAACATATCCACAAGCAAGGGTTAACAACTTCTCACATAGCAGATATGAATAGAAGGTTCGCTAAGGATAGTCTAATCGTAGGAGATGGTGCAGAACCTAGACTGATAGCAGAGTTAAACGCTCTAGGTAATAATGTAGTGCCCGCAATCAAAGGTGCGGATAGTATTGTATATGGTATCTCATTACTTCAAGACTATGACCTAGTTATTGACGAAGATAGCGTAGACCTAGTTAAGGAGTTAAATAACTACAGTTGGCTAGAGAAGAAGTCACAGACTCCATGTGATAAATTTAACCACCTAATCGATGCGATTAGATATGCGGTAAGTTATCAGTTAAGCAATCCTAATAGAGGTAAGTATTCTATACTATGATAGAGGAGATTACAATAGAGGAGATGGCTCGATATGTAGAGCAATATATATTCGAGGCAAAGGGAGTTCGTGTTAAGTTAATAATGAACCCTAGAAGTCCTAGACAATCCTTCAAGATGTTGAGCGAAGCATACAACATGGCTCGTTACTATAACAGATTCTATAGATATTAGTTTTATATATATGGAAATCAATTTAACAGTACCTAAAGACCTAAGTGAGATTACTCTAGGCCAATACCAAGAGTTTCTAAATATACAGTCTAAGAATGACGATGAAGAATTTATTGCTCAAAAGATGATTAGTATCTTTTGTGGTATAACTATGCTAGAAGTTTTAAAGATTCGTCTAACGTCCTTAAATGACCTTATAGAGCATTTTACCACTATCTTCTCTAACAAGACCGAGTTGGTAGAAAGGTTTACTCTAGACGGTGTAGAATATGGACACATTCCTAAACTAGAAGAAATGAGTTTCGGTGAGTACATAGACCTAGAAACCAATATACAGAACTTTGATACCTATCACATAGCCATGAGTGCATTCTATAGACCTATCACGAATAAGGTTCTTAATATGCACGATATAGAAGAATACGAACCCTCAGAAGAAAAGCAGAGAGCAATGCTAAACATGCCTCTCAATGTTGCACTAGGTGCGACGGTTTTTTTTTACAGTTTAGAGAGCGAGTTACTAAAATGTATCCTCAGTTATTCAAGACAACAGATGAAGAAAATGAAAGTAAAGACTTCTCAAGTAGGGGACAATTCTCCCGCACTTGGGGATGGTACACTAGCATATATGCAATCGCAGATGGCGACCTTACAAAGTTCGATACAGTCACGAGACTTAACGTTCTTCAATGTCTCACCTATCTCACATTTGAAAAGCAAAAGAACGAAATAGAACAACAAGAATTAAAAAAGATTAGAAAATGATGTACTTCGATTTAATAGATAAGTTAAAGGGTCACATGGATACTGACCCAATTATCAACACAACGACAAAAGGTGACATATTTAAGGTTGACTTGTCAAAGCAATCTATATTCCCTTTATGTCATATCATAGTTAACGATGCTACATTGAACGAGAATGTTATTTCTTATTCTATCAGTATTATAGCAATGGACATAGTAGACTTCTCTAAGGAAGAAGGTGATGCGTTTAACGGTAACAACAATGAAGACTATGTACTCAATACAATGCTACAGGTATTAACTAGAGCGTATGAGATGTTAAGACGTGGAGACTTACACACAGACCTATTCCAAGTAGACGGCACTCCTACATGTGAACCTTTTACAGATAGATTCGAGAATGTTGTGGCGGGTTGGACTATGAACCTTACAATCAATGTACCTAACGGTATGTCCATTTGCTAATGACAGAGGTACAAAAATATCTAGATGAGTTCAAGAAGAATGTTATCTCTGAGGCGAAAAGAAATCTGCGTAAACAGAAGACTAGCGGAGACCTATCTAAGTCTCTTAAATCGCGTGTAAAGGAGTCTCCTAACAGTATAGAGATTACCTTTGGAATGAAGCCATACGGATTCTTTCAAGACCGAGGGGTAAAGGGTAAGAAATCGGGTAAGTCATTAAGTGGTTACAAGTACAAAGACAAAGCACCTCCCGCTTCTGCATTTAGCCAATGGGCAATAAAGAAGATGCCTAGACAAACTAGAGACAGTAAGGGTAGGTTTGTATCTAGAAAGAGCCTACAGTTCGCTCTAGCAAGACATATCTATAACCATGGTATAAAGCCAACACTATTCTTTACCAAGCCTTTTGAGAAACATTTCAGAAGGTTTCCCGATAAATTAATCGAGAGGTACAAATTAGACGTAGATAAGTTATTTAGTCAGATAGAAGATTCAAATTTAGATAAGAAATGAGTAGAATATTTAGTAGGTCGCCTTACATTGTTGAGATAGATGAGACAGGTCAAACATCTAGCAGAGTAGAACTAACAATATGGAACGGAAGTACAGAACCTTCTGAGCCACAGTATATACTTTCTAAGAATGTTCCCGCAAGTAATATTACTCAGAACATATACAATGTTTCCCCTTACATTCGTGAGTATTTTAACTTTAATCAGTTCAGTGGTAACGTGGGTGCATACGACACACCAACATCTACAAACTTCTACGCAAATGTACGTATAAAGAGATTCGCAACAACATCTAGTGGTGAGTCAGAACTAGACTCTACTGTATATACTGCATTTGACGGATTCGGAACGTACGAAGAAGGTACTAACCCCGACCTAGGACAAGTACTACTTTCAGAAGGTGTTTATACTTACTTCAAGGTACCATCTTTAGAGCATACGCAACAGTCTAAATTGGCGGGTTCTATAACTATAGATGCGGAGGTAGGAGACGTTCTTAGGTATACTAATCTAGATTCGGGTGCTACATTCTCGCCTACAGTGTCTGTAGCGGGTGTTAAAAACTTTGACAGATTATACAGTCAATATAGGCAGAGTGGTAACAAGGTTGAGTTGCTAAGTAACGGAGGTTCAGTTGTTTGGACTGCGACATTTAAACCTATAGAAGAGTGTAAGTACACACCTACATATATAGACTTTATCAACAGACATGGTGCTTGGTCTAGAATGTTTATGTTTAAGACTTCTAAAAAATCTTTTAGCATGACGTCAAACGATTACA